CCAAAATCAGATAAAATAGCAGTAATTAGACCTGATGAAATAGATGCTTAAAAAAATAAAAGTTTATGGCACTTTAAGAAAGTTTTTAGGTCAAGCAGAATTTGAAGTTGATCTTAATACACCTAGAGAAGCGATCAGCTTTTTAGCGTGTAATTTTAAAGGTATTGAAGAACATATGGCAGAACAGTTTTATACAATTCAAGTTGGAGCAAAAGTTATAACAGAAGATTTATTAAATTTTAATACACAAGAAGATATAAGAATTATCCCTGTTGTTCATGGTAATTTCTTTCCAATTTTGCTTGGTGCTGGTGCTTTATTCGGTGCAAGTGCGATTACTGCTGGTACTTTTTTAGGTAGTACGTTGCTTGTAAATGCTTTGACAGCTATCGGTACAAGTATGCTTATTGATGGTGTTACATCAATGCTTACTCCACAACAAAGTAATTTAAGTCCAACAGGGCAAGATAGTTTAGACCCAGCAGCTTTGGCTTCTAACTATTCTTTTACAGGACTGACAAATATTAGTAATGCTGGTGTTCCAGTTAATTTAGTTTATGGAGAAATCTTGGTTGGATCTATTGTGGTTTCTAATGGTGTTGATACTGTACAGGTAGAGGGTAACAATTAATGGCTATTAAAGAGTTTGACCAAAATACAGTATTTAATAACCCTGATCTTCCTAGTGGTGCATTATCTTCTAAACAGTTTAATACCATCGTTGAGCTATTAGGAGAAGGAGAACAGGAGGGATCAGCAACAGCTTCAAAAGCTGGTATCACAGATAAAACTTCAACTGCATATTTTAATGCTTTTAAAAAAGACATTTTTTTAAATGGTACTCAAGTTTTACAGGAAGCTGCAAGCAACACAACTCCACAAGATAGTGATTTTAATTTTAAAGATGTAGGTTTTGATTTTAGATTAGGAACTGCAAACCAGACATTTATTGATGGGATTTCAAATATTGAAACTGAGACTGTAATTGGTACAACTGTAACTACTTCAAATCCTGTCACTCATACTGTTACGCAATCAAATATTAACGCTGTAAGAGTTACTTTAAGATTTCCAACTATGCAAAAGTTTGAAGATAATGGAGATATAAACGGAGTATCAGTAAATTTACTAATAAAAACTATTGAAAATGATGGCACAACTACAACAGTAATAAATGACACAGTAAATGGAAGGTCAACAAACGCATATTTTAGAGATTATCTTGTAAAACTCAAATCAACAACATCTTTCCCTGTAGCAATAAGAGTTGAAAGAGTAACAGCAGATAGTACAGATTCAAAATTAGTAAATGCTTTTCAATTTAATCAAGCTACAAATATAATTTTTGAACAGAACGCATATGCAAATACTGCTCACGTTGCACTCAGGTTTAATGCTGAACAGTTTCCGAGAATCCCTAAAAGAGTTTATAGGATAAGAGGTCGTAAGGTAAAAATTCCGCATAATGCAACTGTTAATTTACAAACAGGTGCAATTACATATGCTGGTACATTTAATGGAACTTTCAAAACAGATAAGGCTTGGACAACAGATCCAGCTTGGATTTTATATGACTTGCTTATAGATACAAGGGCAGGGTGTTCTATTCCAGAAACAAATTTAGATAAGTTTAGTTTTAAAACTGTAAGTGAATACTGTGGAGCTTCTGTTGATGCTGGGAATGGTGATGGGTCAACAGAGCCAAGATTTAGCTGCAATATTAATATTACGCAGCAACAAGAGGCATATTCATTAATAAATTCGCTTTGTTCTGTAATGAGAGTAATGCCTTTTTATTCTGCTGGTGGAATTTCAATATCACAAGATGCACCAAAAACAGCAAGTTATATTTTTACAAATGCAAACGTAACTGAAGTTGGATTTTTATATGCTGGGTCAAGTTTAAAAACTAGACACACAGTTATAAATGTTAGTTATTTTGACATGGTTACTCAAGAAGTAGATATTGAAACAGTTGAAGCTGACGCTGCTACTCAAACAAAGTATGGAGTTGTCGTTAAAAACATAAAAGCTTTTGCTACAACTAGCCGTAATCAGGCAAGGCGATTAGGAAGATGGTTTTTATATAATGAACAAAATTCTGGTGAAACTTGTACTTTTTCAACAACTGCGGCTGCTGGTGTGCTGGTACGTTGTGGTGATGTCATCGAAATATCTGACAGGCTTAAGGCTGGTGTAAGGCGAGGAGGTTTGTTAAAAAGCGTTACTAATACAACAACAGTTGTTCTTGATGATTCAGCTAATACAGATATTCCTAGTCTTGGTGCAAGCCCTACAATTTCTGTTATTTTACCTGACGGAAGTTTAGAAGAAAAAACGATAAGTGGAATATCAGGAACAACAATAACTGTTTCCTCTGCCTTTAGTGCAGCACCAAATCAACACGCACCTTTTATATTAGAAACTTCAACTTTAGAAACAACAACGTGGAGGGTTGTTAGTGTTAAAGAAAACGAAGATAAAACTTTTACAATAACAGCGTTATCACACAACTCTGGCAAATATGCTTTTGTTGAAGATGGCACAGCATTACCGACAAGAAATATTACAACTCTTACTGAAGTAAAAGACCCACCAGAGGGATTATCAGCTTCAGAAAAAATTGTAATTATTAATGGTACTGCTGTTCCTAAAATAATCCTTGATTGGCAACCTCAAGCTGGAGTGTCAAAATATCAAGTTCAGTACAGAGCTAATAACGGAGATTTTAAAACTATTGAAACTCCTTCAAGTAATGCTGAAATATTTAATACTGATGTTGGTACCTATGAATTTAGGGTATTTAGTTTTAATGCTTTGAACCAACCTTCCAGAACAGCCGCAGAAATAACATTTGAGGCGGTAGGTAAAACAGCACCACCAGCAAATATTACAGGTCTTACTTATGAACCTCTGACAGACAAACTTGCAAGGCTTAGATGGACTCCTGTAACAGAGGCAGATGTAATCGCTGGAGGAAGAATTTTTATACGCCATACACCTGATACCACAGGGAATGGGACTTTTTCAAATGCGACTGATTTGATTACTGCGGTTTCTGGTAATACAAGTTCTGCTGAAATCCCAATTTTATCTGGCGAGGTAATTCTCAGGTCACAAGATGATGGTGGACGTTTTAGTAGTGGAGAAACATCTGTAATTATTGACCCACCTGAACCAGTACCAGCTTTAATAACACAAACCAGAAGAGAAGATCAAGATAATCCTAAATTTCAAGGAACAAAAGTGAATACAGCTTTTGATAATTTTTCAAATTCATTAACACTTACAGGAGTTGGTTTGTTTGATACTATTACCGATTTCGACAATGAAACAAGTATTGATTTCATTGGAGGTGTTGCTTCGTCTGGTACTTATGATTTTGGTGGTACTGCTGGCGGCACTTTCTTAGATTTAGGTGGTGTTTTTGCTTTGGATCTTAAAAAACACATGAAATCTCAAGCTATATTTCCAAATGATTTATTAGATAGCAGAGGTTTAATTGACAGCTTACAAGATTTCGATGGTACAGATAGTGTCGATGTAAACGCAATTTTAGAAGTAAAAACAACTTTAAATGACCCTAGTTCTGGTTCAGCAAGTTATACAGATTTTCAAACTTTTGCTAATGGTGTTTTTAAAGGAAGAGGATTTAAATTTAGAACTACACTTACCTCAAATGATACGGCTCAAACTATAAGAGTGACAGAGCTGGGTTATACAGCAAGTTTACAAAGAAGAACAGAATCAGGAACTCAAACTTCGAGTGGATTAACTACTGTTAGTTTTGACTCGCCTTTCTTTGTCGGTACAAGTTCCTTGTTAGGGGCAAACAGTCAACTCCCTTCTATTGGTATTACTGCAAGTGATTTACAGGCTGGTGATTTCTTTACATTGTCAGATATTACAGGATCATCTTTTAAGGTACAATTTAAGAATAGTTCTGGTGCTTCAATAAATAGAAATTTTAACTATACTGCTGTAGGGTTTGGTAAAGGTGGATAAAACAGCTATTATAGAAAAAATTGCTTTCAATTAAATGGCAAGAGTTGATAATACTGGTGGTTCTGGCTTTACAGTTGATAACGGAACTGGTCTTGTAGTTCGTACAAAGTTAAATCAAATAATTGCAGCTTTATCAACATTAAATCAAGGTTCGGGAACTCCAAGCATAGGAGTTGCAGCTTATACACCTTTTATTGATGGTAATACTTTAAAAATACAAAATGCAGCTAATAACGCTGCAATTTCTTTAGGTGATGTAAGTCTTGCAAACTTGGGTCATGCTTCTTTATCTGTTGCAAATACATTTACAGCAAGAGCAACATTCAATATAACCTCTTCGATAACTTTACCCTCTGGTACAACTGCTCAGAGAGACGGCAGCCCAGCAGTAGGAATGATACGTCATAATTCTGAAGTTAACCAGTACGAAGGCTATAACAATGGATCTTGGATTTCATTAAGTGGTGTTAGTGGTATTTCTAACGTGGTTGACGACACTTCCCCGCAACTCGGAGGCAACCTTGATGTGCAAGCGAGAGAAATAAATACATCTACAACAAATGGAAATATAAAAGTAACACCGAATGGTACAGGATTATTTGAAATTAAGGGAAATACAAATGATGGAACATTACAACTTAACTGTAATGCAAATAGTCATGGGGTAAAGATAAAATCTCCTGCTCATAGTGCTGGACAATCTTATACTTTAATTTTGCCTGATAACCAAATAGCGGCAGATAAAGTTTTAAAAGTTAAAAGTATTTCTGGTAGTGGTGCAACAGCAGTAGGACAGTTGGAATATGCCGATGCTGGTGGCGGTGGCGGTGGAACTGGTGGAGGAAATGAACAAATATTTTTTGAAAGTGAAAATGCTATGGATCAGGATTACACAATAACTGCAAATCATAACGCTTTGGTTGCTGGCCCTCTAACAATTAATGCTACACTAACAATAAATAGTCCTTCAGTTGTAACGATTCCATAATGGCTTTAGTACTAAACGGTAGCTCTAATACTATTGGCGGTGTAGCAGTAGGC